TTCTGTTTTGAGCCGCTGTTTGAGTGAGGTCTGCGTTAGCAAGATTATCTCCCGTACCAGTTCCTCCAGTAGCGAATGACAAATTACCAGATCCATCCGTACTAAGGAATTGACCTGGAGTACCGTCAGCGGCTGGAAGAGTAAATGTGACAGTAGACGTCATACCACTTGGACCCGCGAGGCGAACCCTACCATTATTCAGCCCCGAGGATCCCGATATATCCAGAGCTCCAGGACCGCTCGTTGTAGTAATCAGAGGGGTAGTGTAAAACTCCGCAGGCGCGAAGAACTGAATTTTAGCGCCATTAACCTGCCATAGATCTACGCTTTCAAAGTACTTTAACTTATCAGCATTCGTCGAATCCTGAAAGCTAAGGTTGTGACCCATTGTAAGGGTTCTGGCTGAAGTAAGGCTGAGGTTGGAGTTGCCAATGTTTGTGTTCGTGTCAACAGGTGTCGCCCAGCTCATGTCTCCGACGGTAGTAGAAGAAAGAACCTGATTTGCCGCTGATGGGTAAGTAGATGGTAGACGGTATTGTACGTTACCAGTCATGCCCTGAGCAGCTCGGATAGTGGTCGCATAGGATGGCCCACCCGAAGTGACTGCAGTCGAATTAAAACTCACTGAACCACCTGACGAGTTGAATGCTCCTGTTCCAGTGCTAATCCCGAGTGAGAAATTACAGCTTTGAGCAAAGAGTCCCAAGTTGGGAGTCAATATGACGCTGTTATCAACCAGAGTCAGAAGGGGGTCTTGTGATGCTCCTGGGTTTGGAGCAGAGTTAAGCATAGTGACAAGGCTGCCAGAAGAATCATCTCCTTGAAGCTTAAACGAATTCGAATCTTGATCCAGAATTCTATCTCCACCAACAATCGTAAGGTTGGTGTTACCGATGTGCTCATCAGTAGGGGTATTAATAAGATCGTCGTAATCCCCACTAAGCGCTACATCAGCAAGAGTTGTTGGTGTGGCAACGCCATCAGAATTACCAACCCAGGCATTGCCTTCAGCGATATTAGGTACATCGTTTGATCTTCCAATGCAAGAGACCTTCAGGGCTTTGCATTGAGTACCAGGTGCACCATTGGTCTTAAGTACGACGCCTATATTCTGTATCAAGTTACTCTCCCCAGTAGGCTTCGTTTGAGTTGGAAGCCCACCTCCAACCGCGACGTACAAGACATCGTTCGGCTCCAACCCAGAATACGGGAGAGATATCGTCACATCAAAGTCACCCATGACGATAGCATCCCCGTCCGACAAAGTGCCATTAGGTTGCAAATCTGTAGCTGCAATACCGATGGCTGGCATCTTGTTTGGATTTGATGCGTCAGCTATGCCGACCAAGGTCCTAGCTCCACCAGCCGTCTCTCCCTTCGCGTACACGGGGGTTCCTGCGGGTATAACAACCAACTCGTCATTTTGAATAGGAGTCGTAACTGAAGTGGCACCAGTGACCTCTATGATATTTTCTTTAAGCCTGATGGTTCCGTCAGAGTCGTCATACGCGAGTACGTACTCATCTGTAGTCTGACCAACAACTTGATCTACATCGAACTCATAGTTGCCCATGACGACATGACCGATACCGTCTGGCATCAAAGTAATGTCCTCATCGTTTGTGCTGATGATGTCGCCTACAACCTCAAGCGTTGTTCCAATCTTCCCGCTAGATGTGACCTCTAGACTTCCGTTTATCTTGACGTATTGGTTGTCAAACTCACCGTAAATAAGAGGCGCTCCTGAAGATGCAATAGAGTTGTTGATGTGGAGCTGGTTGGATTCATCTGTAAGGCTTTGACCTGCAGCATATCCAATAAGTACGTTTCCGCTTCCGCTATCCAGGAGACGTCCAGCGCTCCAGCCAATAGCTGTGTTGTTGTTGTACTGAGACGTAGTGCTGCTATCCCCTCTTCCAGCAGACCACCCTACAAGAGTGTTGCCTCCTTGAGAAGATGCACCCAGGTTGTTTCCAGCCTTATACCCTACTGAAACAGAATCATTTCTTGAGACAGATTCGTTCCCTATAGATACAGCGTTGCTAGCAGTTTGTGACTGACGCCCTACGGCGACCGAACTAAAACCGCTGACAGCTTGATAGCCGAGGGCAGTAGCACTAGAAAGGCCAGTCGCAAACGCACCTACTGACATGCCTGCTGTCTGAACCGCAGCTTGATAACCAATAGCAGTACTGGAATTTACCGCAGTATTGGTTGACCCAGACCGATACCCTAAAGAAGTATTTCGGCTTCCAGTTGTTAACCCACCAAAAGATTCAAATCCTACAGCAGTGTTGCCCTCACCTATGGTTAGCAGAGCAAGGGCTGAGGACCCTACGGCTACAGTTTTTTCAAATGTAGAATCCCCCGTCTGGCCAAGCCCTGCATTCGATCCAATGAGCGTGTTTTGACCTCCAGTGGTGTAATAGCCAGATAGGGCACCAACAAGTGTACTGGCACTAACAATAGTGGCTTCATAACCAGCACTATTACCAATGGCTACGTTGTTAAAGCCTCCCTGAAGATTACGAAAAGCAAAGGGTCCCAACGCCATATTATTGCCTCCCGAATCGTGTACCTCTAGAGCTTTATGACCTATAGCTATATTGTAATCGCCAGAAGCCGTATTCCCCGCCCCAGACGGCCCCTCCATCGCCCCGACACCTATAGCGATGTTCGAGGAGCCTGTCTGCTTTAATGCAGCTTGGGCGCCTATCGCTACTGTGTTCGAAAAGCTGTTTGCAAGAGAAGCCGCTTCGAAGCCTATGACTACATTGAGATTGCCTGAAGAAGCAGGAAGATCCCCTCCTATCATTACAGACCTCGTGACGTCTCCAAGCTGCATTCTTCCATAAACACCAAGTGCCTCCGTGGGTGCGGCCTCTACAATGCCGACTTTATTGTTTACGACGTCTACGTTTAATACGTCTGTAGACACAGTCTCGTTGTTAGAGTCACCTACATATATGTGCTTTGCTGTGAGCTGAGCCAACCCAGTGTCAGACAAAGTGAGAGAAGAAGAGTTCCACTCTCCTGACTGATATCTTAGGATCTCCCCGTTTGAGGGGGACATAGATGAGCTCACGTCCGTGAGGGAAGTAAGTACAGCATCTACCTGAGCAGCAAGTCCGTTAGAGTCTCCGACCCAAATCTTGTTCTGAGCCAACCCTTCGAAAGAAGAATCAACGTTGTTGATGTTTACAAATATCTTTCCGTCTGTTACAGCTGTAAGGACAGTTGCGACGTGAAATGCGTTCTGATCAGGGGCTGTAGATGTTAGAACACCATTGGCCCCCGCATAGAGTTTGTCCCCGACGGTAAACGACGATGTGTCAATACCGTACAAAATACCATGAGTGATAATTTCAGGGTTGGCGGGCGTGCCTCCTGCGAAAATGCCTACAGGAAGCCTAGTCGGGTCTGTCGGGTCGCAAGCAGTAAAAAATGGAACGGCGGGGTCGGCGCTGGTAGGGTCAACACAAAGTACTCTTCCGACATCAGCGATTCCGTTTGGCGCAACGATAGAAGAGGTTACGTAAAGATATACCTGATAAGGCTCACCCCACTCGGCGTCGTAGTCCGTGGACGACGACTTCCTTAACACTTTTGGGAAGCTCCCTCCCTTAGGGATTCCTGGGCCTGGTAGCCCATAACTTACTTTTACTACTGGTGTTGCGTCGACAATTACCTTTGGACTACTCATAATGCAAATATACTAAAGGAGAATCAGGTGACGTTTACGTCATCATTGACCCTAAATGTTCCATAAAGCAAGGTCTTCTCATAGCTCGCACCGCCAACTGCATCGAACACTTCTTCATCGTGATCAGTGACCTGTATATCGTAGACGTAAAGACCCGCTGTAATGTCAGCAGTAGTAGCCGCTGAAGAAGTTATGGTGAGCTCAGAATTCAACACGGCACCGCTAGCAATCGAATAGTCAAACGTAAGGGGCACTGGGGTAGATTCGGAATCCTCTGCAACCTTCATGTCGTAACAAGAAATCGCAGAAGGAAGCTCGGTCTGAAAGTCAATGACAATCTTAAATGTATCACCCTTCTTGCATGTGATGTCGAGTCGGGGGGCTATGTCTAGATTTACTTTGGCCATTATTTTCTGTATGATTGTTCTTACCGCGTTAAGCGTTTTGATCCATAAGGTTGTTAACAATTTCATCGGCTTCTTCTTGAGCTAGGTCTTGAGTTTCTTGGAGCTCTGATCTTTGCCCCTTTCTCTGAGAAATAAGCTTGCTCTGTTCAACAGCCTGCTTCTCCACGCGCTCATCCTTGCGGTCCTCCTTGAGGACTTCGAGCTTCTCTTTGAACTCTTGCTCTTCTGTTCTGAATCCGAGAGTTGCTTGAGCTCTGATAAGTTCGATTTCTTTTCTGAACTGATGCTTGACCTGCTCCATCTGCATCTCAAGCTGAGCTTTCATTTGCATCTCTTGAGCCTTCAACTGAGCCTCCATTTGAAGCTCTTGTTGTCTGGCTTGAGAGGCCGCAGCAGCCGACTGCTGTTGAATCTGAGCTTGTTGCTGAGAATTCTGCATGGCTATCTGCTGGTTGCGGGCAATGCGCTTAGATCTTCTCACAATAAGAAGTCGCTCGGCTTGATTGACATCTTTAAGCTGTCTTATGGCCATGGCATCCTCAATATCTAGCTCCTTTTGAGCCAGGGCGATTTGGATGTTTTGTTCAAGATACTGACGTTCAGCGTCCTCCATCTCTTTTACGATCCTCACACCGAAGTTGTACATAGGAAGATTTTCAAATGAAGACAGAACCTCCATGTTTGCCTCGCCAATAGCGTTGGTGTACGCATCGTAGATAATACTACCTACAGGGAGCACCTGCAAGCACTTAACAATGTCAGAGCAAACCTTCTTAAACAGGACGATAGATGCGTGAGTCATATCGTAAATGGCATTATTACCAGCCGCAATAGCTTGCTGCTGAACACCCACGAGAGTATCCCCCTTAGGCGTGGAAGCATCCATCATTTCGTTGATACCTGTAGTATCTCTGATGAGCCGTAAGTAGTGATTATATAGCCCAATGAATTCGTTGATGTTTCGAACAGCATTTCCGATCTCTCTGATCGGTGGGTTCTGAAATCCTCCTTCTGGGTTCTTGCTTCTGTAATAGAATACACCAGTCTGCTCGTAGATGTCGTGAAGCTCCAATGGTTGCAACTCCCCACCCTTGCCAAGCTGGACATTCTCCAGTCCTTCGATATCAATGATGATGCCGTCGGGCTTGGCTTTAGCTACTGCCTGCTGAATCTTAAGGTGAGTCAACTGAAGCTGGTCTGCAAACCCGATGCAGCTATTCACCATAGACTTAGGCATCATGTTGTCCATGTTCGTTGCGACAACAGAGTAAGAGAGGTTTGCCTTTGAAAGGTCGTAGAGGTTCTTAGGGATGTTGGTCTTCATGCCATAGCTGAAGAGCTTATCGCATCCAAGAACGTAGTAACCCCCGTAGACAGTCTCGTTCTCAAGGCACTTGACCTCACGTCTGTAGACAGAGTTCGTTGGAGCCTTGTACCCTTCTTCTTTGGCGTAGAAACCTACGTTGCCGTATCTGCTCTCTTTCTCTTCGAAGTACATCTTGTCAACAGACAAGAATTCGAACTCAAGAACATCAACCATAAACTCATCGTACCCGAAGTGAGCCCGATTTGACTCGGGGTCATAGGTAGACTGAGACATCCTGTGAGACTTGTTGTCTGACTTTGTCTTGACGTTGTTTGCTATGCTCTTGTAATCTTCCTCGGTCAGTTGATCTCCAGCCAATCTTTTGAGCTCATGAATAGGCATGCGCTTGATGTGGCCAGCGTAAATCATATCCCCGAACAACGGATCTTTGACTTCATTGTGTACAAAGTCAATAGGATCTACATATTCGGTCTTGATGCCGTAATTAGGATCATTGCTTCTCTTTACAACAGCCATGCCTAGATCCACAATATCCTTCACGGATCTTCTGTAGATAGAATCGTGGAAGTCATTCCACTGAAGCGTCATGTTGGTTGCGATCTGAGCAGCAATCTCAGAGGAGGACTTGATGTTATTCCCCATAAAGATCTCCGCCTCCTCCAGAGTGTCTGGCAAAGACTCAACCTCCGCAACGTCTACACCAGTCTTGTCTTTGATTTCGGAGAGCTGCTTCTTAGCCTTAATGAGAGCCTCCATCTTTTTACGCTCCCTGTCCTTTTCAGAAGAAGAGAGAGGATCGACAGCTTCCAGGTTTGGGTACGGCTCTCGGGACAGAATCTTGTTCACTACTATTCTAGCGAACTTTGGCAGTATGGGTACTGGAGTGAAGTCCAAATTAAGGAAGCTGCCATCTCCATTGTTTGGGTCCATGCTAGTCAGGAGCTGACGATAGATGGCTGTGTCTTGAGTCCCGTTGGCGTAGGCTCTGTTTTTTAGGAATGTATCCCTTCTGCGACGCATGAGGGAGTTTTCCCTTTCGAGAGATCCCCACTGGTTCTCAATAGCCTTAGCATATTGAAGGCCATAGGAGATGCTTTCTTTGACCTCTCTCTTTTCAAGAGGACTGGGAAATCCTTTTTTAGATGGTTTGTTGTCCCCGTACATTAGCGCAAATATACTAAAATTACGAGTGCCAGTGTTTTATCTTGTACTGCCTAAAGAATTTCTTCTCGTCAAAGTTGGACTTTGGTTTTTCGACTTTCACTTTCTGGGCAGCAAGAAGAGCCAATCCAGAACTGATAGTCAAGTCAAACTTGGTTCTGTTTGATATCTTATACCCTATCCAATCCTCAAGAGTTTTGTTGAGATACATCTTACCCATCTCCCCTGTCTCTGAGTTCTCGCCCACATGGTCGTGTATGTAAGTCTCAATAGCTTGGGCGTGCGATTGTATTACATCTTGAGAGTTCGAAGGAATGCCCTTTGTCTTTACGTTGACCCGTGAACTAGAAGAAGCCAAATGATCTGGCCTGTCCATCAGGTATCCGTCGTAACCTCTTGACTCAAAGTATCTTACAATTCCGTACTTGTTGTTCTCCACAAGCAATGGATATCCATAGTAGAAGGCGCACATAAGAACGTCTTCGTAGAAAATGCTGGCGAGGTCAGGTCGGGAAGCATACTCAACAACGAACATGTTTGCGGGGGCGTGCATGTTGAACTTGTTGTACATGTGTAGAGCTCCCTTCGACCCTCTCCCATCAACAGTCTGATCGAGATCATAAGAGTCAACGCCGCCACAACCAATGTGGCTATTCCCAGGTTTTTTCTTTCCGCGTTCATCTATAAATTTGTTTCTGTCTTCAGCGGCAGGCTGCCAAGCTACGTGGAACCTACCGTTAGGGTCAGGAGAGAATATAACCTCTTTATCCTTTTCCTTCCACATGAAGTTACCCCTGACCACAGGGTTTGGATACAGGTCGTTGTTGTGATCTATCTGCTGGTAGATCTTACCCACGTTGAACAGGCTCCCCTCAATGCTATCCCTGAAGGCTTCCTCTTCGGTAAACGGAAACTGCCTTACAACTTCGTTCAGCTCAGAGGCATCATCCTTGAGGCTGTCTCTCTCATTTTTCAGGTACGTCTTCGCCCCAGTTTCGATGAGCTCACCGTCGATACCTTCAACGGGACTGTCAGGGTCCTCGGTAACGGGATTACCATAGCGATCAAAGAAACCTTCGAGGGCATCGTAAGCTGGTATAAAGATGCGATAGAGTCCGCTTTTAGTCCTACCATTTGCATTGCGTTCATTCGGGTTAGAGTCTTCCCAAAGGACCTTGTACTCGTTTCCGCCCTTGTCCATTGGGTTTACCGTACTCCCTACAAGAGCCTTGCCAACTACCTTTTTACCGACAATAAGGCAGGTTCTCTCGATTCGCCATGCTTCTCGTATGTCAACTGGCTTCTCCCATTTGCCCGCCTCGTCCAGGTATAGCATGTGCAGCTTCTCCCCGTCGTATGCGTTGTTCGTGGTGTTCTTCCAGTTGATGATCGTATTCAGAGCGTCACCCTTATATGACGTCTTGTTATTCTTTGTAATTCGCTTGGATGGTTCTCGGAAAGCCAACTCCATGCGCGGGTTAGTTGTACCATCTTGGATGGGCTTGAAAAAGAACGGATATGATTTGAAGATCGGAACGACCTTCTTCATGAAAATGTTCTCTTGAGAATCCTTACCAGTCTTTGACTGAATCCCAAGAAGCTTGTCTTTAACCTGCGTAGCTTCGTCAACAAGAACAGAACTACAGATATTAGTATACCCAGAACGGCGACACTTAGTATAAAGCTGACCGACACAACGGGGATCAGCTTCGCACGCAGCCATGTGGAGAAAGATTTCACGTTGGAACGCAAGATAGTACGGGGCGCCGATATCGATGTTGGACCATTGGAGGAGCATGTAGTGCCTTCCAGTAATGTACGTAGGGACGCCATTATTGTAAAACCAAACACCGTTACGCCTGCGCTCAAACTCCTTCTCGATGTAACCAGAAAACTTCTTTCTAAACTCGGGAGGGTTCTCGAACCACTCATCCATACTTCTAACCATTTGCAGCTCTTTGGGCATAGGAATGCGTCGCCACATCTGCATAGCCTTTGGCTGGTCATGGAAGAGTATTTCAGATCGCTTTGGTTTTTTCGGGAGGACAACAAGAAGCCCATGGAGTTCAATAGCTTCACCCTCCGTACCGTTAGGGTCGATCTTAATCCCCTTATCTTCGTATCCATCTATCTCAATTAGATTCATGTTGTTTTAATTCCAGGCCACTTATCTTCTAGTTTCTTTCTGTACTCCCAATACTTACCCCAAGCCGTACCTCTTTCATTGACAGTTACGGAGTGATGATTCAGGTATGAAGGCATCGAATCGTCCAGCTTATCAGGAGAAGATTCTCTAGCGCTCGTTAGTATCGTGTAAACAGGGAATCCAGTTCTTTCTTTTGCCTGACCACAATAATCTTCAACATACAAGTGATACTCATCAAATGTATCTTCGTCAAACCTAACTCCGTGGCGTTTGTCTATTACAATGAAGCAGCAGTCGGCTGATGACACAGCAAAACTCATCGATGGTTTAGACCATCTGTATATGCCGTCATCAGAGACGCCAACCATGGCCAAGGCTGACCAATCGCCAACTAGATTCATTGTGGCTTCTATTCGAGACAGCAGATCACTAGAGAAAGAAACATCCTGATGCGTGAGTATGACGTAATTATTGTCGCTGCTGTCTATTATCTGGTTGTAGTTCGAAGCGGGAAAGTTTTGATCTGTAGTTGAGATAACATCGAAGTCGCCATCAAGGTTGTTTATTGAAGGGCCCAAAAATCTATCGAACACCTCTTGATTGTGACGTATGTACCCTATTGTAAATTTTTCCATGCTTCTATATCTTTTTTAACGACTTCTGATATTCCCTCTGAGTTTACTGTGGTTGAAATGTCAGCCTCTACGTTTGACTTGACGCTATAGCATTTCTGATCCTTGCATATCCAGTTGTCTCCGTACCAAACATTCAACCCCTCAGGTATATCTTCCCAAGCGTCTTTCTTCATGAAGATGCAACAGCCCCACCCGTGACCTATGTGCGGTCCTGAGTGGATGCTGTCATTGAGAGCTATCCTGGAGTTCATTGAGTCTGGATGAAGACCCACTATTTCATACGTATCTAGCTCGTCTGACATTTTGTTTATCAGCGAGTTAGGTATGATTACATCATCGTTTACTATAATCAAGTTGTCTCTTTTAGATTCTTTGACCCCGAGGTTCCACGCTGGATTCACGAAGATGTTATCTCCCTCGTAGATATATCTGAGCTTCTTAAGCCTTTTCATTTTTGGCCTTGAAGCGGGGTCGTTATCTATCACAAGTATCTCACTGACGAGCCTGTGACTGTTCAGGATCTTGAGCAATCGATACGTTTTATCTGACCTCCACATAGTAGGCATTATTACGCTAAACTTGCCCATCAGTTCTTCTCTATTTCAGAAACAGTCTCACGAAGTACTTTGATGGCGAGTTTGATCCTGTCACTCCCGTCGTCCTTCTCTAGCCTATCTATGTTACTCATTAAGAATGAAATGGCCTCGTCTTTCTGTCCGCATCGAAACATGCACCTAGAATACAGATCGATAAACTTGTAGTCGTACACATCCAGCTCTAGCTTAGAGTCCTGTATGTTTGGAGCAGCACACTTCGATGCCATCATGCCGAAACAAAGGGCGTATGGATATCTGCCTGCGTTGTAAAGATTCACCATAGCTAGGTAAAGAGATTCTATTCTAGTGGGCTGAAACTCCCAAGCCCTGACGCAGTCATCGATCGTTTCTTCCATAGGGTAGCGTAGATGAGACTTAAGCTTTGCGATCTCATAGAGAGAAAGAAAAACCTCGTCCTTGTTTCCTTTGTCAAAAAACATAGATCTCAGGCTGTATGCTTTTATGGCCTCCTTGAACTCTTCCGCCAACTGATAAGACTGGCCTATGTAAAACATAGCCCTGTAATCTTCAGGATCTTTGTCGAGAGCACCTTCGAGGATTCTGGCGTCACTCAGATACTTTTCCTTCAGGGTTTTGTTTCTCTTAAGCGGGGAGGCTCTAGCTACGATGTGGCCCGCGTCATGGAGCAAGGCTCTTTCCGTTGATGGCCAAGCGCTGCCATCTTCGGCAACCATAACTTCATGAAGAACCCCCTTGAACTTTATGCCCGTATCTGATCTAAGCATGCAAGCTCTATTAAACGTAGTTCCAGTCTCTTCAAAAAGATAGGTCATGTGAACCATAGAGAAGTCCGTTGACAGACTCTTAAGAGGGTCTGCACCGTTAGGGCTGAAGTTGTCATCAGCGTCCATGCACCAGATAAAGTCTGCGTGCTCTCTAGACAAATCAAGAGCGTAGTTCCTGTTCGTGGAGAAGTCTACCCAGTCGTGATCGTGAAGTTCTCCAGGGACTTCGTGCTTATCCATCACTTCTTGGATTATCTTCTTTGTGTTGTCTGTAGAGCCAGTGTCTGAGATCACCCAGTAATCAATAAACGGGATGACACTTTCAAGGCATCGTTTAATGTCTTTCTCTTCGTTCTTGACGATCATGGAAAGACAGATGGTTGGCCTGCTCATTAGTAGCTCCTTCCTAGGTTGTCCATTCGACCCAACTTGGGAGCTCCAGTCTTAGGGTTCTTGAGCTCCATGTATTTGTCACATGGGCACTTGATGTCGTGATAAGCTCCGTCTTCGCCGAATCTAATTGTGACTCCGCTTTTGTTCTCTTCGT